AAAGTTAGTGCGACCCTTCCGGTAGGCATGACTAACCCCAGTGAGCCTAGACTAACTAAAGTTTGCGGCGACTTACTATGGTTAGGGAGAACGAACGGAAATTTGAGAGAGCGTACTATGGTTAGCACAAACTGACGCGGGCGCGTAGGAGGTGAAAATTCTGATTTCAAAGTTTGTAGTGTTGGATAAAATGCAAAATAAAAATCGCTTACTATTTCACATTTTGTTACATGATTGCATGAATGTGTACACAGATAAGAACATACGTTCTATTTAACATTTTATGATATTATTGGATGATAATAAGAATAGTATACCGAACGGTAGGTAGAGTGTTTATTAGTCGGTGAAAATGTAGGAAAGAATGTGCAATAGAAATTGTGTTGGGATGAATGGTAAAGTGTATAATAAGATGTGAAAATTAAACGCATTTTAAAACCGCCCCGAAGGGCGGTAGAAATATTAAAATTCTTTTTCACAGTCGAATCCATAAAGGATATCATCGTAAAGGCTTTCGCTAATCTCTTCGTCAATGAGCGGGCATCTTTCGTCAAGTTCTACATCAAGCACCGCGTCAATTTCCTTAAGGGCATATTCTCTGTCGAATCCCATTTCCACTACCTCGTTTAAAAGATCAATAGTTTTTTTCATGTCTTTAACCTCCATTTGAGTGATATCTTTTATATGATGTAATTATATCATAAAATTTACGGCGTGTCAACAGGAAATTGTATTTTTTAATGCTCTTCGTATAAATCTAAACCGCCCCGAAGGGCGGTAGAAGATCATGTAATAGAAAACAAATTACCATATGGCACAACTTCAGAAATAGGATTCATTCTTGCCCCGTTTGTTAAGGTTGCCGACGCATATATACCATTTGTTGACCAGTACAACGGGTATACCTTGCTGTCAAACCACACGGCAATTATAATAGCTAAATCTTGATGAAATTGCGCGTTTGACTCTAGTAACTTTGTCTGGTAAACAGCGTTGGCGGATTCGCCTAAAATAAATCCAGTTCCCTTTAAGTGCATTCCGTCCCGGCAAAAATTGACCGTTAAGTTAACGTCTGTCGCTTTTCCGTCAACTGCCGACAGTACGTAGTCATATGGCACAATATATCCGTTCTGGCATTCAATTTTAAAGTCAATCCATGCTGAGGTAATCTCTCCGGTATTGTAAAATGCAAGCGTATAATCTCCGGCGTCAACCTCGAAAGTAACAGACGTTCGTGTTTTCTGTCGCGAGAATAAGCAAAGTCGTGATTGCGCTCCGGCGCTGTCTGTAAGTGCGATTTGCTGTTGATTAAATGTATCGCCTTCGACTGTGCATATACCAGACACGCGAATTCTCACTTTTCCTCCGTTTGCAGAAATTACAGAAAATTTTGACGTTTGTTCATATGATTTAAAAAACAGCGCATCATCAAGCAATGTTTTCGGAGTATTTAACACGTTCGGGGAAAACGCGCGTATTGTTGTGGGGCTAGTTATAGCATTGCTACAATCAAACCATTTTCCCGGGTAACATCGCCCATTATTACTATTGCGGCTGATAATCTGGTTAAAGATTATTGTATTTAATCGATCGTTTGGATGGATCCAGATTCCGTTTGAATTATCATTTAAATAATATTCTGTATAATTTAAATGATTGACTGGGCATAGTGTAAACAAATTGAAATATTCGATATTATATTTTTCACAGTATCCAATAACCATGTCGTTAAAGGCGTCCTGTGTACTACCCGTATATCCGTTTGCCTGTGATGCGCCCCACGATTCCTGGTGCACAATTGGCGGCAAAACAAAAACGGGAACGCATTTTTTATTCATCAAAAATGTGAAAATTGCGTTAAGACAATAGTTAATATCGTTTGTGCTTCCCTTCATTCCTGCCGCGCCGGGGTAGTTATAATGCCAGCCGCCTAATTCATTTGCGCCATAACACATAAAAATATAATCAAAATTGTTTAAATCTGCCGCGTTTGGTATTAAATCAATCGCGCCTGTGCTATTATTATCATGTATAATAGCGGTTCCTGATACTCCTCTGTTTGTAACTACCGTGCCAAACTCAGCCAGTTTTTTAATGTAACTGTTTTCAATTTGTGTTGTGCTATCACCATATACCACTACCTTTTTATCACGAAGCCAGTGTTTTCTTGCAATAGCATCTTTCACGTCAATTATCTGCCCCAAAATGTTAAAACTTTTTACTTCCGACATAGTAACCTCCTTTATAACGCGATTCCTGTTGCAAATGAGATTGTTTCGTTCGAATATTCTACTGTTAAACTTTTCTGTGATAGAAGTTTAACGTTAGTTTCGTTTGTTGTTGCTTTGTTTAATGCTTTAGTAGCTGTTGTTTTTGCGTCTGTTGCGCTCTTTGTTGCGGCTTCCGCTGATTTTAATGCGTGTTCAGCATCTTGCGCGGCAGTGTGAGAATTTTCCAGCGCGACAGCGGCATTTGAAGCAGCTTTGTTAGCAGTATTTGACGCACTGTTAGCAGTTGTTATCGCGTTTTCGGCGGCAGTGAGTGCGGAGCTGCTATTTGCAAGGGCTTCATTAGAACTTTTTACAGCGTTATCTGCATTGTCGCGCGCTGTTATATCTTTTATGTCATATGCTGTACCGCTAATAGAAATTTTTGCTACATCACTCATTTTTTGTCTCCTTTAAAATTATCGTCTCTGTTGCGGAGTCATAAATAGCGGTAATCATTATATTATTAAATTGTTCATCAATATACTGTTTGATATTATCGCTTAAATCTCCATTTACCAATCCAATTAACTGATTTACAGTGTAAACAAGTTTGCATAGTGTTTCATAATAAGACATTGAGTCATCAAATACCAGTGGAAGAATATTCTGTTGCCGCCTCCATGCCCACGAATTTTCATTCATACTATCACCACCTAGTAGATATTCATAAATAAATCGCTAAGTTCAAAAATAACTTGCATATCAATGTTTAACAATGTTTCCCTGTATTCTTGTATAAGCGACGCATAAGAAGAAGAACTATTTTTACCTGTAACATGCTCTACATAGTCTCTAACATTTTGATTTTCTTCCGCAAATTTATTATTTGATTTTCCGGTTGTGTTTCCTGTAGTATCCGTTTTATTTGCTGTTGTGTTTTTTTCTGTTTTGCTGATTTGTTCACTTCCTGTTTCTGATAAAACATCCGTTCCGCTCTGCGTTCCGGCTGTCGTAACGGAATTGTCAGACGAAGTTGTGTTTTGCGCGGTATCGGTTGTAATTTCGGCATCTGTCAAATATCCGTTCGTTTTTATATTATCAATAGTGCCCTGTGGAGTATCGCTATGTAATTTCTGCCCGTTGTTTGTAGCACTGGCGGTCGTTGTTCCGACGCTAGTAACGGTAGAATCGTTTTTATTGTTCGTTGTGCGGCTCGAATCTGTTTTGTTTGTTCCGGTGTTTGATCCGGTCAATTCGCTAGTTCCGTTTATATTTTCTGTTTTTGTTTCACTGTCTGTTCTATCACTATTACTTGTTCCGCTTTTATTTGCATTGCTGTTTTCTGATATTGTTCTGGTAAAATCAATTTCATGTAGCGGATCAAATTTCAGCTGTTCTGACAGATATAATTTGTTGTAATATGGCATTATTTCACGCATTTTCTGGTTTAGCCAAAATTTCCAAAGAGAAACGGTTTCAGCGCAAATTTCACGTGTGTAATAATGCTGCAAAATTTTCTGGCATAAAAATTCCCGGTAATTTTCGTCAAAAATAGGGAAATTTGAAAAAATTTTATTCCATGATTTTGATACTACTAAATCTACATCATTATATCCGGTACTTTCCAGTAACCCTGCTTCATACTCACAAATATAGCGTACTTCTGTTGTGTAAACACTCAAATAATATCATCCCCTGTCTCTGGTTCCGCCAGCGGTGCATTGTTATAGTCAGTTAATGTACCATTGTCATATTCTACACTTATGTTTAGATTAAACATATTATTGATCTGTTCTGCCGCTTGCTGCCTTGCTTTTAATCTATTTTCCCTTTGTGCTGTGCTTGCCTGCCGTGCTTCCTGTGTTTCGTGCGTATTCAATCTCTCGCGCTTTTCAATTTCAAGACCACCTACCCCAAGGAACGCGAGAGCTTCTTGCATGACGTTTAATTTTTCTTTTTGTAAATCACTCACTAGAAACGGAGCTTTCAAATCAAGAACTCTCAGCGAATCTAAATCGAGTGCCTTGTCAGCGTAAATGACTGGAGCATTCATATCTATTTTCATAAATAGATTTTCAAGCGTAAGTCGCTGTTGATTCGTGCACTGTAATAGAATCGGGGTTTTCTGTGCCCTTAAATTGATATCTTTTGTGATTTCCAAGTTGGTCAATCGTTTGCAAAATGTTTGAATAATGGGAAGTAATGACATATGCATCAAATTGTCATATACAAGCACACTATCTTTATCTGTTTTCATTGATTGAAAACCATTGGATGCATATGCATTGCGCCGCGTCGGTATGTTATATACATCAAAATTTCCAGCTGTCGCGCATGGTAAAAATAAATGCCCGAGCACCTCATCATTAAAAAACAATCCGTTACTGTTATAAAATAATGTGTATTCAATAAAACGCGAATCAACACTACTTGGCAGTCCATCCCATTTGAAACAGCTCATTGCGATTGACGCTAATCGCATAAAATAGTAATTATAAGTAGACTGAATATCAACTGCCCCGGCATAATTTGAATCATATTTTTTGCTACCCATATTTTATCACCTCGCTAGGCGGGAGCGTTATCTAAGCTATAGTTGCCAATATTGTTATGATTTTTCCAGAAACGCACACCATTATCGAACATTGATTCTATATCACGTGCCGCGCTGGCAGGCATATTTCCATGTACTATACATCCGACTGTTTTGCAATATGTCCAGTTTGGGCGGGCGTTCATGTTCGGCGTTAAATGCTGCCGTACTGCGTACCCAAACATATCAAAATAATTGTCGATCATTTCAGCGTAGTTTCGGCTTATGTTTTTCTGCAAAAAGTAGAAGTCCTTGCCGCCTGCGCTGTATAGTGTAGAGCTACCCGCTGATCCGCCAGACTGAGGCGGTTTTTGGCTATAATCATACATTGATGCCATTATACCGCCAATTTTTTCACCTACTCCGACTCCGGCGGCGTTAACTAATTGCCCCGCGGCTGATACTGTCCGTAATGTACCGGAATCAATCGCGCTAAGAACGCTAATTGCGACGTTGCTACGTTCCTGCGCCAGAAACGCTTTGTAACTGTCGATCGAATATGCGCAGGATGGAAAACCAGATAGAGTTATTTTTTCCGAATAATTATACCCGGCAGCATTTTTGTAAAAAACAGGTGTTAAAACAATCTCGGGATTTGGTGATATTAGCCCTTCTGCCGAAAACGACGCTTTGTTTCCACTGAAAAATTCATAGCGGAAATCTGCGTAGTTACCTTCACAATTTGTAACACTAATATAATTGTATGGATATATAAATAACTTATTGTTGCGCGGTGTATATCCGTCAATTTCTGTGTATGGTTTATCGAATGAATATTCCTTGTGCTGTAAATTTTGGGTCGCAAATAACGACGGCATCATACACATAGATATAATAGCATCTGACTTTGCATTATCCGTTAATTTTGTTATATAATCATCGACTGCTTTTTGTGTCGCCAGCGAAAACAGTGCACACCCGTTATATATCCCACCCGCGGAGCTACTATGCGCATCTGTTGTGCCGTCACGATCAACTGTAGATAAAACTACGCACACCGCATCCTGCATATCTCCTGTTTTACTAACAGATCGGTATTTATAATCGCCAAATGCTAAATTTTCATCACAGATATTCGCTCCGATTGCATCATTTAATACATGCTGACGTTCCACGAAACACTCCCCAAGCGTGAATACACCCATATATGTCGTCATGTTATCAATCTCAAAATGTATTTCTGTTAAACCATTGTTGATATATTCTACGTCAGTTACAAATGCATAAAACCAAAAGTTTTCAAAACTGGTGTTTTTGTACCGCAGATATCCGATGTTGATTGCAGTTGACATTGGTAGCTGCGATCTGATAACACCTTTTTCACGCGATACATATGTTAATGACTCTTCAGTTGCGATTTTCGTCAAATTATCGAAATATGCGTTTTTTGATGATACGCTGGAAAAGTACAGCGTATCATCACGGGATAAACCAAGATCGGAAAAATATTGTACTGTTGAGTTTGGGGGTATATATGCCATATTTATTCAACTCTCTTCCACATGCGCAAACTTATCGCCAGTTCGCGAGTCTGCTGATTCCCTACAACAAATGTACTACGCGTAAGTGATGAGCTTAGGATATCGGTACTATAAATAACCGGAAGGGTTTTACCGGAGTCCGATTGCTCCCATTTCCCTACCGATAGAATAAAAGCATTTTCTCCACAATATACGCTTCCAATTGGGAATAGAATATTCACAAGCAATCTTATATCATCGTCAGAAAATTTGTTCGCGCCGTTCCTGATATTCTCCCCCACTGTTTCCCATACGTTCCCTTTTGCATCAACTGTATCCGCTGGAATTAATTTTTTCATATTCTACCATTCAGCGGCGATTTTACAACCGCCGCCTACTTCCCTCTCTATTTTGAAAACGTCACTTTAGTTCCTACCGCTGTAGCCGCATTGATGTTTGTTGCCGCGGTGTACTTCGTTCCATTTACGGTCAGCTCCAGCTTTAAATTAGCAGCCGCTGCGCTCGCCGGAATCAAAATCGCTCCGTATTTCTGTATTGCTACTCCCGCCGCTGTTGCTGCTTCGATCTGTGTAAACAGGCAGTTATGTGGTGCCAGCGTAGCCGCATCCACCCGAGGGATTAACGACAGAACCGTTGCATCGTCAGATGTCGATTTATCCGCAACCTCTACTGTGATGGATGCCGGAAGTGCGCTGTCGGCGGTCGACGCAACAAATACCACCGCGTTACTAAACGGGCTGTAAGAAATTGTTTTCCACGTATGGAAAAAATAGTTCCAATATAATCCAGCGGCGGCATACTGTTCTGTAAACTTTGTATTGTTGTCGTATACCTGAAACCACTCTTCATCTACCAACACTGCTTTAACGTCAGCCATAATAGCCAATTCGCCGGCGGTAACCTCTTCCAGTCCGTCGCTGTTTGCTCTGATTTCTGCAAACCGATCATTGTCGAATGTTGCAAAATCGTCGATCAAATATAAACGCCCGATAAAATCCGCTTTGTCCATATTAAATGCTGCCGCCAAAACGTCTACGTCGTACTCTGCGTTGAACATCGCATCCATGAAAATTGCCTGATTTTCACGCGGTGTAGCGGTTTTAACTCCAGCCGCGTTATTATCGCTGGACATGAATGTCAATTTATTGGACATGCCACGGAACTTTTTAGCAGCGTCATCAGGTTTTGCAGCATCGACTGATACCGGCGTCATTTTACCTGAGGATACACCTTTGATTAACAGATACTTAAATAACAGAAACTCGTCATACTCAGCGGCTTTGTACACAGAATCTACAATCTTAGCGATCAAATCCTGAACACCCGCCATCGACAGAAATGCGCGCTTTAAATCATCGTCCTGAATTGTTACTGGATACATAACGCGCCAGTTCATGGCATGAAATGCGGATCGAACATCTGGTAACGTGCGCTTAAACTCTCTTGCAGCTGCTTTCTCCGGATCAAACTTTACGACCTTAGCGATCTGAACAAAAATCTCCTCTACTGTTTCTCCGAATTCCAGATATCCTTTTTTCAGGCGGGCATATGGATTGTTAAATGTCGCTGACCTTGCACGAACCAGCGCGATACGATTAACCAGAGCATTAATGAACTGATTTGCAAACGCAGGCGTCCCGTAAATTACTTCGCCTACGTGCGGGATATCGCTTGCCTGCGCTACTACCGGCACATTTTGCTGATAATCATATGATGCATTCTGACGGATAACATTTAAAATATCAATTGTAGACGCATTTAGCGTCGACTGTGCTACTCTGTACGCCATTATTTTACCTCCTCTGAAAACAATGATTCAAACGTTGTTTTTTCCGCTTCTGGTTCATCCAGTTTATTCGGATCATCTGTTTTAGGTTCGAAAAATCGATCCCTATATTTTTTTCTCAATTCCTCATTTTCCATTTTTAATTGTGCAATTTCTGATTCGTGCTGTGCCATGCTGTTAATTGTGTCGCTTGCATCTTCGATAATTGCTAAATCGCTATCCTCTGCTCTGTCCCCGACATATTCTTTAATCATCGCCAAAAATTCATCTGACGTTCGAACAGCCATTTTATCACCTCACATCTTTTTCATATAAAACCATAGTGGCATTTTTCGTCTGCCCCCAGCTGGTGGCTCCGGTGGAACTGGATGTCCTGACATGTATTCATACCATTTTCTAGCAGCGGCTTTTCGCTGCGGGAGATACAGCCCCCCTTGCTGGCTGTAATGCCATTCCATATCGTAGAACCAAAATTCCGTTGCCCGATCAATATCGCTTCCGGTTTCTCCGTTCAATTTCTGGTATTCAGGAAATGATATTGACGGGTAGCTACTACTTGTCTGCCAGCCCCACCGGGGACCCTGCCCATAGCCCATTGATGTATATGCTGCGTCATCTGCCTTTGTTAATAGCCAGCATTGAAAATTACCGTCCCACCAATTTTTCTTTTCTTTGTTAGCCGACCAAGGAAGCGGATTTGGGTATGTAGCAGTATATGCGGGGTAATCTGTCCACTGTGCTAAACCCATACCACCGGGAAAAAACGGCAAGTTGCTCAGATCACCGCCATGCGATGTTTCATAAATTCCGGGATTTAGCCCGGATTCTTCTGCAAAACAGCCAATCGCTCCAGCAATCGCTGTTAAATTCCAGCCATAACCGGTTAGAACTGCTTGTATTGCTGACACATTTTGACGTTGATCTGCTTCACTGATTCCGGTGCCAGATCCACCTATTTTGTATACAAAATCAGCCATATTTTTTAATCACCTTTATTAGTTCGTTTACGTATTTTTGCACGCGGTTGTAGTCATATCCTTCCGCTGTTAATGCGTCAATGCGTTCCTGCCCATTTCCATATTTTCCCCCTATTACTAATAGCGCTACTGAAAGCAGCTCAGGCATTTCAACTACGGTAATTGTTTCACGTGAAACATCATTATTCATCTGCGTCACTCCTCAAACGATCACACAACTTCTGCAATGCAACCGTATTATTATTCACTGCTTCTGTCATTTTCTGAATATCTGTTGAATGCTTTTCATTAATTTCTTTAATTTCTTCCCTGTGCTGTTCGTTAATCTCTTTGATCTGATTCTGTGATCGAATACAATACCATCCCATTGCGCAGCAAGCCGCGATTGGAAAACCAAGTGATCCGATCAACTGCGAAACTGTTGAAATGTCCACTGTAACACCTCGCTTATTTTTTATTTCCATATATATTATACTATAATTAATATTATATGAAAGTGAAGTGTTACATTTATGTTTGAACAGTATGACAAATTTAAAACAACTCCCCCGTATTATAGCGGGGAAAAATTGCTAAATATGCTTGATTTACGATCTGAACAACCGGAAATTTATATTTCCACGTCAAACAGATCCGCTGGGAAAACCACGTTTTTCAACGGGTTTGCTGTGCATGATTTTATTACAAACGGGAATAAATTTGTACTGCTATATCGTAACAAATATGAGACAGAAAGTGCAGCTGAGAGCTTTTTCAAAGAAATTGGCGCAATATTTTTTCGCGGATTATCTGTGGTACAAGAAACTTTAGTTAAAAACGTGTGCTACAGATTACTAATAGGGGAAACCATTGATATAGATGATCCGGACGATACATTTTGTGGAACCTGTTGCGGCTATGTAATATCATTATCCGCTGCCGAGCAGATAAAGCGATGTTCACATTTAATGTCCGACGCAACAAAAATCATATTCGATGAATTTCAATCTGAAAAAGGAACGTATTTGAAAAATGAAATTTCACTGTTAATGTCAATACATGATTCATTAGCACGTGGAAACGGAAAGCAAGCAAAATATCTACCTCTATATTTAATAGGAAATCTAATTGATATATACAATCCATATTATGAATCCTTGGGAATTACGCAACGCCTGACACCTGATTGTAATTATATGCGTGGTGACGGCTGGGTTCTTGAACAGGGATTTAATCAGTCAGCCAGTGAGGCACATGAACAAAGCGCATTCCACAGGGCATTTGCGTCAGAGTCGTATACATCTACGTCAAAGGCAAAAGAATATCTAATAAAAGATTCGCAATTTATAGATAGAAATATCTCGAATCATGGATTATATATTGCAACAATTCATTTTAATAACGTAGATTATGCTGTTCGATATATCGAAGAATACAATATATATTATATTTCAACAAAAATTGATCCGTCGAAAAAAATAAAATTTGCTGCCACGGAAAGTGATATTTGCGCGAATGCGTCGTTTTTCCGAAAGCATACGTTAAAAGACCGGCTACGGGATGTTTTACACGGTGGGCAATTATGGTTTGATTGCCGAAAATCACAAACAGCTGGACTTGCATTTATATACGGGCGGGCATAAAAATAACGGGGCTGAGGACTGCCCCGTTACTATATATTGTATAAGACGAATCAGAGATTAATAGTTATCATTCTACTACTGTAGCATTCTTAATAAAATCTTCCAGATCCATTTCGTACTTTACAGATTCCTGAGAAATCTCTACTGTAGTAATGGCTGCTTCCGGGTGCATATCCTGCAAAATTGATTTTGCACCTGCATATGAATATCTTCCGCGAATTTCTTCCACGATACCGTCAGCATAATGTGCTGTGTAAATATTGGTTACTACTGTTCTTGTGATCTTCATTCTTTTTCACCTTTAAGCTAAGCTACATGTTGCAAAGCTGTTTCCCTTCTTTGATTTTAAATGCTGAATCTTAATGATAATTGGCTCATCCGCATCCTCGTCATCCGCAAACGAGTTAATTGTTTCAATGATCTCCTGCAATGCTCGCAAGAAAAATTCTGATCGGGTTGCAATGTACTCGTCCTCTCCGACTTTTACGGTTACGGAATTGAACGTTTCTCCGGTTGTTTCATTTACAATTTCCTGTACCACGTGACCATAATACGTGAACTCTTTCCCGTCAGGAATGTCTTTCAGTGGTGTGATATTAGTTGCTGTTGTGATTCTCAGTGTTTCACGTGCCTTAAATGTGGTTTCGACTACTCTTGCGCTCATGTGGTTTTCTCCTTTTCTTATTTTTTATTTTTTGAGTGCTATTTATTTGTTACAATGATATAATACCATATGGTGTTACATTTGTCAAGCTTTTTTTGCGAAATAATGATAATATAATAGTGGGTAGTATATGTTACACATGTTCAGATATCGCGCATTAAATTGTGCTGAATGTGTGCCGGTGATGCGGAATCATATACGCCCTTTTTAAATGTCATCCTGCGTGTATATAGTGTTTAAATTATTAATCAATTCTTGATATTCATCTGTTATGCTCAGCTCATATGTCGTTCGCAAAATTGCTACATTGGATTGTATATGCAATTCTTTCCCGTCTACAAAAAATAATTCGTTAAAATCATCATTATATGTCAATGTCTTTTTCCAGTCTTGCCTCAGTTTTGCAGGGGCGTTATCTTTTACCTCAAAACGGTAACCAATTTTAAAATTATCTAAATTCCCTAATAGCTGCGCACCAGCTTTCTTCGGAACGCCTGCGATTGTTATTTCCAGCTCACCATTCTTTTCGACTGCATATTTTTTCGCCCCCAGCGTTTTAAATTTATCATATTTTCCTTCATAATCTGCCACGCCTAGCACTTGCTTTTCTCCGTCTTTCGTATATGCGAAATAATTACACCCGCATTTATCTGCGTATTGAATCCATTTTTTATTATATTCGTCAAATGCGCCTAAATATTTTTCTGGATTTAACATTTTACATGAATCTGTATCACAATATACAAAATCATTTCCACACATGTCAATCATCTCTTGCAATCGCACACGGGCAACAGCTGTCACAGTGATTCCCCATTGATACGCCAAAAACTTACGTTGCATCGGCGTGTAATAGTTCTTTAACTGTTCTTTTGCTTCGTCCTCAGTCGGTTGTCGTGAATGTAGCAATTTATCTGTATTGCTATACTCTATGATTTCTTTAATTATTTGCTCTACCATCATTCCGTATACCGAATTTACTCTATTTTTTGATTTCATGTATTCATATTCCATTCCTGCCACGTGTTTTAACGACGTTTTCTTCTCATACCATTCGTAACATGTTTTACGCAGCTCGTCTGGCAAATATCCTTTTTCTGTATAGTAGCATTTTGTTACATGCATGATTCCTGTATACTGTTTCAAAATAATTGGCAATTCAACACCTAAAAACGTAAATCGACATGGTTTGTTCATTCTAATTATACGCCCGTTGTCATTTATAATATCTAGTGTTTCACGTGAAACATTTGAAATAAAATCATAGTCATTTTCACTTATGCGTTCCACTTTCGCGGCTGGAATATACGGAACAGGGCAGTTATACGGATCGCGCAATTCTAGCGACTCGAATACTACCTCAATAATAGTGAAAAATCTGTCTGAAAATGAAATTAAATTTTCCATTGATTGAACATCATTTGTGCATTCATCCAACTTTCCAACCGGAAATTGATCTGAACAGATTACAACAGCCGGGTACGAACTAGCAAAATCATAACTACCAACATTATTTAATATTTGATCTGCGTAAAATCTTGACGCGTGTGTGTTACCACCTCGGAATGCCTTTACACACATATTGTATTGATCCAATGACAGCTCACACTTATGAAACAACTTTTTATATGCCCCGAACCGCTGATTCATTTCAATACGCACACTCTTTTTACGTGTATTCTGATATTCACCAATACATGCATTTCTACACGCACGCCGGACATAGCCGGTATTTGTCATCGGAATTGTGCGTAATGTATCTCCTTCACGGTTCATAATAGACAAAACCGCCTGATACAATGTAATGACATCCATTAATGAATAATATAATATTTCATCCGTTAATTCTGTCCAAGGGTAGCGTTTAATTTCATAATCGATTAATTCTTTATCTTTTCGATACTTTTCATCGTTATAATTTTCAGTAAATTTTTCCAGTGACATATTTGACAATAGATAGCTACAGCGAAACTCTATTGCGCCATCATATGCTGTCGCTTTTGCAATTCTCCGATTTTTTAGTGCAAAAACGTCATTTAGCGGAATAACACTTTTTAGAAACTGAAATTCAAATGATAAATTATGAATATATATCACAATAGACGATTTTACTTCATCCAATTGTGGAACCACTACTTGCTCCAAAGCTGTCTTAAAATCATATATTGTTCGAAAAATAAAATTTTTTCCCGCGACGTGTAGTTGCACAAGATATATAAATCCTATATCAGTATCGGTATTATTCCACAATGTCTGCCGTGCTACTGACGTTGTTTCTGTGTCCAGTGTTGCAAAATCAGCGCACAATGAGCGCCTGTTTTTTCTTGCATATGTTTCACGTGAAACAATTTCCCGGAATGCTGCTTCTAATTCCGGGATATCGTTTTCAAAATATTCAATTTTAGATAAACGTTCTTTCGGAATTGATTCCGGGCGATTAATAAGCATTAAAAGTTAATTCCCCTCTTAGATTTATATTCCCGCTCCTGTTCGATTATAAATCCGCCCCATGATTTACCGGACGCTTTAAAATCGCGATATATTTCCTGTAGTTTCTTAGACGGTTGATTTTTACTAGCAGTAGCAATAGCTTCTACTATAATATTACTGTCAAAAATTTGCTTCTGCTCTTGTATTTCGGATGAACCTAAAAAGTTTAGGAAGTCGTCTGCTTCCTCATTTGTATTAAATCCGTCAAAATTTTTCCTGACCCATTTTCGCCTATTCCGTTTTACTCGCTCAATTCCTTTAGCGGTTGACGTTTCTGAACTCAAAAACTTCTCTGCGACTCCTATTGACTGTATTAACTGATTCATTTTTTGCCGGGTATTCTCAGTTTTCGGTATTTCAAATTTTAAATATTCTCGCTCCTGCAAATACGGACTTCCAATGTATGATTTTAATTTTTCATATGCCGATGATTCGCCTCGCTTCCTTCCTAATCTAGCAATTCTATAATTTGCTTTTCCGTATAACTCTGACGCCTTTAATTCCAACTCTTCCAAGGATAATTTGTTTAATTTCTCCCATTCCATTATTTTTTCACTCCTTTAGAAAAATGCTTTATGAACAATAATTCCTTTTTTTCTCCTGCTTTCCCGATCATGTGTAAATAGCGTGTTATTAATTCAGATTTTGTGATTCCCATTGACTCTGCGTTATACTCTAACAATGCAATTGTTTCGTTATCTAATGCAATTGCTATTCTGCGCTTGTCAGCTCTAATCAATCCTATTCCTCCTCTCTCACCCAGTATTCAACTGATAGATATTTAGCATCAATACCCGGTGAATATATTAATTTTCTCCCAATACCATATCTGCCAGAATATTCCGTGATCAAATATGCACCGCTTATCTCATATTGATATTTTCTTGCAGTTGCTCTATGATGTAAACGGTAACCTTTAGCATACAACCGCTCTCGCGCAATTTGAATATCTTCATACTTCATATACAATTACCTCGCTATGTTTCACGTGAAACAAAATTATTTTGTACTCCATGCCCAACTTGCAACAATACATATAATAATCAGTATAATAAAATCACTTTTAGACACTCCAATCCCTCCTACCATTCTTGTATAATCTACACTTACGCCCGCTTTTCATTGACTGAACAGCACAATATAGCGCATCTAACTTATTTGTAAATTCGTGGTTTTCTTCATTTAATAATTTAAATTCTATACAACCGGATAATTCAAACGATTTTATAGCGGTATACGTCTGAACTCTATACACAGATTGTGTATTGTTTTCTGTTATGTCCTGATATATTTCATCCCTTTGATTGTAGCAAAACGCCTTTACAAATAAATATTTGTCCATCATTCTATCAAACGCGCTTTTTGCTTCTGCTTTAATATCTGTATAAAAAATTTCTTCGTTGTAGTCATTCTTTGCTAATATCATATATTTCTTCATATTATACCCGCCTTTACCATAAATGTACGTTTAACTCCTGCCTGTCCTCCAGATATTTCTAAAAATCCAACCGTATCGTCAAATATTATATAACGCTCCACAAAATACCTAACATACTCTTTTCCTACTGTTAAATTTAAAGTAATGCCAGTATTACTTGCCACAATAAATGTATCCGCCAGTTGTGCTCTATAATGATATCTGCATCTACTTAGTCTATATGCTTCTTTAACTGCGTCTTTTAATTCGCTATATTCCCGTATTAGTTGTGCCCCATTTTTACTTCCGCTGCACGCAGTATATACTCCATATTTTTTCATATTATTTTCCTTCCTCGCCCACCCACTGAGACGCTATTTTTTTCTGATTATTACTCCACCCTTCATACATTAGAAGCATCTTCTGAGCACCCGGATCGCAGAATACCGAATAGTGATAGTACACCTTACAGAATACTTCATCCAACGGATCCACTTCGTTTCGTTTTACGACGAATACATGGCTTTCATTTACCCCCGCATTGTACATCGCACGCGCGATAAACGCCGCATTATTTAACGCCTCTGACTTAGAATTGCACGATATTCTGTTACCGCCAACAATCGTACATTCTTGATTCACAACTACTTCCCATTCCTTATTCATATTCTAGTCTCCTCTCTTTATGTGTTTCTTTATTACATTTATATTCTATCATATAGTGTCACACTTGTCAAGCATAAATAGAAAAATAATGTTATAATTATAGTATAAATACTATTCCTCCTTTCTTCACTTCTACCGCCCTTCGGGGCGGTTTTAAAATGCGTTTAATTTTCACATCTTATTATACACTTTACCATTCATCCCAACACAATTTCTATTGCACATTCTTTCCTACATTTTCACCGACTAATAAACACTCTACCTACCGTTCGGTATACTATTCTTATTATCATCCAATAATATCATAAAATGTTAAATAGAACGTATGTTCTTATCTGTGTACACATTCATGCAATCATGTAACAAAATGTGAAATAGTAAGCGATTTTTATTTTGCATTTTATCCAACACTACAAACTTTGAAATCAGAATTTTCACCTCCTACGCGCCCGCGTCAGTTTGTGCTAACCATAGTACGCTCTCTCAAATTTCCGTTCGTTCTCCCTAACCATAGTAAGTCGCCGCAAACTTTAGTTAGTCTAGGCTCACTGGGGTTAGTCATGCCTACCGGAAGGGTCGCACTAACTTT